CGATCGTTTTCTTTCAAAATCCAATACTGTTTATCTACCACCGGCAGTGCTATTAAGCTCATTTGTCTAACTCCCTTTTTCTACATTGTTCCTGAACTCTAAGAGGTATATCAGGATGCCAGCCACCTATGAGTTGACTGCAATCGTATTTTACAACAACTACATTGCCTTTACTACCAGGCCAGAACGCTGATACCAATAACGCAAGTACAATAACACTACTAGATGCTACTGTAATCCAAAATAAATCTTTAGCCATTCAATACACCTTTATAGGTTTCGTTTAACCAACGTCCAAAACTGTCTGCACTTTCACTACACTTGTTCAATTCATACTTGCCACAGAATTGCATAAATCGTACACCCACTTGTCCTATGTCTTTGTGACTAATCTGCTCGCGTATGGCGGCATCTACTGTTGCCTTAATTTCTTCAGGCTGTGCTGTTAAATCAATCAGCGTTCTGTTGCGTTCGTAGTCATCCAATACTCTATGCTCCGCACCATCTGGATCAGTCCATCGTTGCAACATCATGTTGTTCCAGTTATAGCCTTTTCGATTCTTGTCTGAATACGCTTCCTGAAGGCCAACTTTGTTTTTAGTGCCTTTCGTCCGAACGCCAGGGAATGCCGAGAACACATTATCTGAGCTGTCACCGCGCATACACTTCTCGAAGAGAAGCCACTGCGGATCAGGAATTGTCTTAGGCTCTTTTGTTTTCTTGTCAATAACTGGTTTACCTTTGGCATCAAAGATCCCATCTATGGTGTGTAATTCATCTGTAATGCCATTGTATTGTGTTACATTGGGAGCAAGCAATTGTACAAAGTCGGTGTCGCTTGAAATTACCACATGTTGGTCTTGGGGATGTAAAGCAATCCAGCGAGCTATGATATCGTCACCTTCTGCGGTTGGACAACGTAGTACACTACAGTTGGTCCTCTCACTCAAGTATTTAGTCAAATTGTCATAGGTTTCCCAGAACATTTTATCTTCTTCTTGCTCTGCCTCTGTTAGGGCTTGTCTAGCTACAGCGCGATTAGCTTTATAAGGCTTATAGTGATCCTTGCGCCAACTGCGCCCTTCTAAGGCAAAAACCACATGATCCGCTTCAAATCTACGGGCCATTTTGTTGGCAGCCATCAGGGTAACGTGTAGTGCAAAGCCAACTTTTTCCCAAGTATCTGAGGCACGAAAAGCACCATGTCTGGCACGAAAGAATAAATTGGCAGTATCTATAAGTACATATTTCATGCTATAAGTATAGCAAAAATAAATTTTTTAGTCAACTATTTTTTTAATAATTCAGTTAACCGTGGAAGATACTCCTCAATATCAAGACCTTTAAAAGATTTGGTAAAATTAGTAGATTCATAAAATTTACTTAGTAGGCTAGAATCATAGTTTGATGAGCGTACATGATCTTTAATCTGAGCCATGTTAAACATTGAGTTAGATAATTTACTGATAATTAGACTTTTTTGGTTGTCTGTGAATAAAGAAAACGAATATTCAGGAATGTTAGCACCCATAACAAAATTATAATCTATATTGTTAGCTTGGTACCATGTATACAATTCATCAAGATACAAAACATTCAATGCACTAATAGTTGGGTGACCGGACAATCTAATATTGTAAAACTTAGAACGCCATTCATTAATATTACTAACAACATCATTCCATATACCATTGGTTCGAATATATTCAAATTGCATATGAGTAGCATCAATTGATACTATTAAATTTACTTTTTTAAAGTTGGAGAATAAATTGTAAATCTGCGGTGATAATTTTGTAGTAGCATTAGTAGTATAACTAAGCGTAATATTTTTACTATTACCATTAGTAATAATTTTTTCAAGCACCATTAAATGATCTAAATTTTGAAAAGGTTCACCCCCTAGAATATCTATGCGAATTAAGTCACTGTAATCCTCTTCTAGCAGAGAATCAATTTTTGTTTTTTTTATACGGTAATAATCTTGCCCATACCTTACTCTAAATTCTTTTATAAGGCCTGAACTTGCCGATGGCCCGCACGTACGGCATGCAAGATTACAAACATTTCCGCTATCAATAACTAGATATTTTAATTTCTTATGCGTGATTTCTTTAATAATTTCGTCTTCATTTTTGTTTAATAAAACTGTTTGACGCATACTTATAATATTGAAATCTTCACTTTCCCAGCATGCACCACATTTAGAGTGTCTAACTCCTGACAATAATGTTTGTTGTAATTCATGTATTTCTGTAGATTGTTGCATTTCTGCAAATGAATTTACTTTCTCATCTAATTTCAACCAACAACATGCGGATGAGGTTCTGTTATCAAAACCTGAAAACGGTAATGAACAATAAGTATTAAGATTCATTAGACAAACTTATTGGACATGATGTAATTGAGAATAAAACGAGCAAAACTTGAGTGGCCATCTCGTCCAAAATGCCATGAGTTGGGCATGACTGTTTCTATGCCGGTTGATCGGATAATAGCATCATACGTTTGAGCGGGATTATACGGGCCAATGTAATTAACTCCCCAATTTTTTTGATCGGTGATGTTACTAAAATCATTATTGCCATTGAAAAAAATATGTTTAATATCTTGGTTTTTCAATTCGGCATGAAACTGCCAAATTTCTTCATGTGCCTGTTCAGTTTTGATTTTCCAATCAGTACCAAGCACGTAGTTTCTATACGTTTCTTGCAAATCCTGTGGAACATGATCAATTCCGCTGGCACCAACTTGGTAATAAGTTTCGTTATGCAACCATTCTTCTCGTTCCCAAGTTGACCATTGTATGATGACCAACTGATCTGGATGGGCATTGCCGCCGCCGGCTAACCAGTTACGTGTAGTTCTTATGATACGAGCGTTACTACTAGCACTCTCAGCATCACATCGAAGACCCGATCTAAGTGCCAAACTTAATATCTTGCCCCAACTGACTGCAAGATTGTCCGGGTGCGGCGCACGACCTAGATAAAATAAGGCAGGATCGTCTTCGGCAAATGCATGAGGATTTACAGCCTCGGCACCAGCAGTGTGACTGTCACCGTTGACATATAGCATCATGATACTTCAGATCTGCCATCACCAATGTTGCGAGTTTTTACCACACGGTCACGTTCGGGATTCATAGCTTCGTACTGCTCGTAAGTTTCCAAAACCACATTGCGACATACTGCTGTAAACCAACGGTCTACAATATCAGCATCTGTGTCTTTAGAATCCATTTGGTAGCCAGCACGAACTAGATTAGCTACAAACTTATCGTTCCAGTCTAGTTCAAATGCGCCAGCTTGTATGTTTTCGGGGTCAATCTCCATGCTAACAATATTGACATAAGGCTCGCCTTTTTCGTTAGCAATCTCTTTCTCCGTTTTTTGTGGAGCCGTTGGTTGCTCGGCGGCAATGGCCTTTTTCTTTTTAAAGATGTCAAATATTTTTAGCATGGTTTCCTATCGAGTATTACCATAGTGTACTACAGTTATATCCTGCATGTCAACGGGTAATTTGCGCCATGGGTCAACAATAACACTTCCTGGTAAGATTGTACAATACGGTTGTGTATCTAGTTGGTCACCGGTATACTCGTATGTGATCTTACGATTGTGTGCCCATAAAAACACTGCTGGGTGATCTACAGTAACAACTACATCGTCGCAATTATCAGCAAGTGGATCAACATAGCTGACACTATGCCCAGCCTCGGCTACATAGAATCCAACCAATGTGCTATAACTACCGATGCAGTATTCAACATCTGGCTTGTAGGCTTTACCGTGAATGACCACAGGCAAGTTGTGTTTCTTGGCCTGCTCAACTAGGAACAAGGCCAAGTTCTTTGCTTGAATTTCTCTAGCATGCATGACAGTGTCAAACAAGTCGTAACCAATATCATACTCTTCAGCTAACCAACGCAAGGCAATGTTATCTCTAGGATGGCAAGCACCTGCATCACCCATGCCTGCTGTCATGTATTTGGGACCCATGATACGCATTGTGCTCTTGGCCAGGGCATCTGTAACAACGTCAACGTTGATGTTGCCAATCTTCATAGCAAAGTCTTGTACCATGTTAACTAGGCCGACCTTGGCACTGATAAATGTGTTGTAGAAAATCTTAATAGCTTCGCACTCATCCCATGTGCCGACTTCGTAGCGTGGATTGTTTTGCATGATAGTTTTGTACAAGTCTTTAAGTTCACCAGCTACGCCAGTTAAACTACCATCCACTGTGCCCAACATAATCATCTCAGGGTTGACCATGTCCCACTTAACTGAACCCATAGCAATTAAATAAGGATTGTAAACAAATTGGTGTTTAGTATCTAGTAGTGGAACAAACTTGTTGCGAGTTGTTCCAGGTAGTACTGTACTAATCAATACTACTTTTTTGGGGCTAGTAGCATATTGATTCACTTTAGTAATAGCATCAATAACAGCATCATGCCCAAAGTCTCGGGGAGTCATATGACTTGACGGAACACTTCCATCGTAACCTTCGGCGTGTGGAGTGGGAACAGCAATAAAAATCCATTCGCTTTCTTCAACAAGCTCTTTGATACTGCATACTTTTACTGAATCGCTAGTGCGTGGGTAAATGTCGTAACCGCGTACTTCGTGCTTTTCAGCAAATACTTCGGCACAGTCTAATCCTAATTTTCCAATTCCGATGAATCCCACCTTACATTTTTTCATTCAATATCCTTTAATTTTAATCTTGGCCCACGCATTTTTTGTTTTGTTTCTTCTGACAAAACTTTTCCTAAATTTGCTTCTCTAAGTTTTTGCTTTGTTTCTTCTGCTCTTGGTTTTCCGTAAGTCCAATGCAATTCCTTTTTTTGACCTTTTTTAGAATTAACATCTTCTGAATATGTTTTTCCTAAGTTTGCTTCTCTAAGTTTTTGCTTTGTTTCTTTAGATGTTGGAATACCCTTCCTAGTATTTACTTGCTGTGCTCTGGCCTCTCTAATTTTTTGTTTATGTGCTTCTGATTTTGGTTTTCCTTTATGAACCGAACTAATTTTTGCCTTGGTTTCAGATGACATAACTCGATCATTAATTGGAGGTGCAGGAGCATCGTTTTTGTTAAGAAAATCTTCACGAACAACAACTTTCATTTTGGTTAATACTCGTGTTTCCCACTGCCTTGCTTGTTCTTTAGTTGAGAAAGTTTTTCTAATTTGTATAATATCTGGGTCTCCGTGCTTTAACCGCATAGCCAAAACAGCAGGAGATGAGGTAAAATATTTGGTCCAGAAATCTCCAGGAGAACAATTTTTAGCGTATCTTACGCCATAGTAGTATTTTTGTTGTTCTTGCCATCCGATCAAATAAGTGTAAGGTTGGTATGTGGTATTCATACATATATTTATACCAATACCAACAAATCCTATTATTTTTTAAATACAGGAATAGGATTCATTTTGTGCAAACTACGGGCTTGTATAGTACGAAATTTTTCCAAGTTAGCCACAAGTTCTGGCACAGCGGATTTAATTTCACCTAGATCCATACGCATAGCAACTTCTAAATCAGCATAGCTCATACCCAGTTGATCTTCATCGGTACGCCCATCATCCCATAAGCCATCTGTGGGTGCCGCATTGA